TGGTCCCCGCCCCACTGGCCGGTGTCCCACACGCTGATGTCCCAGACCGCGGTGGCTGCTTCGGTGGTCTCAGGGGAAGTGATCGGGGCGTTCAGGTTGAAGTCGGTAGCCATGGCGATGGACTGCATCACCGGCTGAGAGGTCGACATGATGGGCCGCATCATCTCGAACTTCTTCTGTTGGCCTCGTGTCCCGAAATAGTTGAACGCGGTCATCGAGTCGAAGGTGATGGGAGAGCCATTGTCCGACGACGTGGTGTCGAACTTGTAGACCCCGGTCTTGCCTCCGAAATACGCATTGTCGTTGAACACCGCCCAGCACCTGGATGCCATGCCGGTAAAGCGGCACCAACCCCCCCCTTGCACCGACTGCACGTACTGCTCGAACTCCAGCGTCGAGATGGGGATGTTGAAGATGGCGATGGCGCCCTTCTGGTAGAGCATGCCCTGCCAGCCAAAATTGGCCTTGTAGAGCGTGGCGGCGTTGAAGAAGGCGTTCTGGATCTTGGCCGTCAGAGCAACCTGGTTGTCCTGCGAGCGGTCCAGGTTCAGCGCCTGGCTCATCGGCACGATGCCGTCCGTGGTCAGGATGGCGAGGTCCGAGCCGTACTTCAGGATGGCTCGCTGTCCCAGGGGAAGGCCCAGGGCGAACACGCCCACCAAGGCCCAGTTGTTCGCATCGGAGGGATCGGTTCCCTGGTAGACCGCAACCTCGCCCTGGTCGGTCATGAACACCGCAAAGTCGTCGGTGCCCTGTCCTCCATCCACCGACCATGTCCCCATGCAGGCGAGCTTGCCGCCCTTCTGGAACACCGGCCCGAGGTCGAGCAGCTGGGCCGTCCCTGCGATCGCTTCGATGTCCAGGAACCAGATGTGCAGGGTGTTCTTCTCGATGAACAGCAGCCGGCGTTTGTGCTGCATCACCTCCGACAGGTTGGTCGCGGTCAGGCCTGAAGCAGTGATCACGGTGGTGGTGATGGCCGAGCCGTTGAACTTCTTGGGCGCGTCCAGCCCATTGACCATGATGCAGAACTGCCCTGCGTCGTTAGCGAAGTTGGTGTACTGCCATTTGGCGCTCTGGGCCGAGGCGTAGAGTGTCGAAGCGGCGCCGGCGGATCCTGCGCTGGTGACGTTCTTGATCGAGGCCGAGGACGCGGCCAGCATCTTCTGCGAACCAGCCCCTCTCCAGACGATCAGGGTTTCGACCGGATCGGAGAACCCCGTCACATGCGCCGCATGGCCCTTCCTGGCCTCGATGTAACCGAGCCGGGGGATCCAGTTCTGCAGGAACACCGCGTTCTGGGCGGGCATGTTGGCCAGGGGCTTCTGGGCATCCCAGCCGCCCGTGGGGGCAGGCAGGGAAACGCCCTTCACCTGCATGGAGCCAGAGGGCTTTCCAGCCGCCGCGGGGATCATGCCGCGCTCCTTTGTACGCCCGTCAGGGTCCAGTCGACGTTGTTGTTCGCCGCCCCGGTGACCTTGATCAGCAGGTTGGTTCCCGAAACCGCAGCAGCGGCGGTCCAGGCGGCCTGGTCTTCAGCGGTGAAGGTCAGGGACTGGCTGATGATCGTGAGCGTCCCGGAGATGTTCTTCACCGCCGCCATCAATCGATATGCCGCCCCGTCTCCGGCCGTGCCGGAACTTCCCCCTGTCCTGCGTGCGACGATGTCGGCTGAGACCATCACCGTCGTAGCAGTTGGGATCGCAACGGTCGCAATGGTCGTTGCAGTGGCGTCGGTTGTGGCGACCGAGCCGGAGACGGCCGGCGTCTGGACGAACCCGGCGATCTCCGCAAGGATCGCGTTGAGCGTCTTGCGAAACAGCTCCGGCCCCTGGGCGATGGGAACGACCCAGTTCATGGCCCAGGAAAAGCGCCTTCAGGCACGTTCGGGCTCAGGATATAGGAGGTCTGGCCGGTGGTGGAGATGATCGTGTTTCCACCGTCCCTGCCCTGCACCTTCTCGAGCTCCACCTGATAGGTCTGGTAGGCTTGGCGGTAGTCCAGGCCCTTTGCCGAGAGGAACCGCCAGCGCACGCCCATCCTGAGGATCCGCTCGTTGAGGAAGGTCTCGTCATCGTCCGAGGAGAGCGAGTCCTTCGGCGTTCCGGACGAGGAATAGGCCCAGTTGCCGGAGATGTACTCGTAGGCCACGGTTTGATCAGCCGGAGGCGTCGGCGTGACCAGCACTTCCCCGCCCCGTTCGATCCAGGCCAGGAACACCCGGTTCAGTTGCGGCTGAGCCTGGATGGCCTGCCACTGTTGAGGGGTGATCGGACCGATCAGGTTCCTGCGGGTGGTTCGGTTGAACGAGGTGTTGAACACGAACCTCAGGAAATCATCCGCAAAGAACCCGCTCTGGTCCGGATCGGCGATGGTCAGGAAGGTCTGTTCCTTCCTCAGGATCTGCCAGTCGAATCCACGGGTCAGTTCCTCGCCTTCCTCATTGGCGAGTTCCCACATCGCCAGCACGTTGGGGTCGGTGGACGTCGTAACGCCGGTCGGCCTCGCGAGCGAGAGCGCCAGACAGGTCCGCTGGATGGTGTTGAGCAGGGACATCAGGTCTTGCGGGGACGGCCAGGAAGACGGCGCGGAGCCGGCTCGGGTTCGGCGAACGGCGCCCAATGGTCCGGGTGCGCGTCCTTGTCTTTCTGCGTAGCTTCCCGAGGGCCAATCACGTTGGCGCGGTCCACCACATGGGTGAACATGATTTTCCCGTCTTCCTCGTAGAAACGAGGACCCAGGACGGGGGCGGCGCTATAGTCGAGGTCAGGCATTGGCGCGCTCCGCAAATTGCTGTTTCAGTTCGTCCAATTGGCCCTGGAACTGGACCGCCTGGGCTTCCAGCTTCTTCTTCAGGGCTTCATTCTCGGCCTGCAGCTTCAGGATCGGCTCCATGCCGGCGGCCTGTTCGACCGCAAGCCGGGCTTTCTCGCGGAGCTGGTAGCCGCCCATGATCTTGATCAGGTGCTGATCGGCGAGGTTGGCCAGCTGCTCCACGGTCTTGATGTTGAGCGAGGCGAGTTCCTGGCTCAGGGAGGCGGAGATCGCGCCCCACTCCTTCAGCGGCCAGCCTTCCAAAGGCGGTTCCTGGTTGGCCTTGAAGGCGGCGTACTGCCCTGGCCAGCGCTGCTTATCCTCGTCCCTCACCTGCCGGTCGACGATGGACTTGTTGTTGCCCGGGGTGATGATCTCCACGTACTCCCGATCCTCGAACACTTCGTGCCCGGCGTCGTCGGACTTGAACTGGTTCTTCACCGCGCGGATGTAGAAGCGCGGCATGGACATGTCCTGCTGCTGGCCTCGCTGAGGCTGGAAATCCCAACTGCTCATGCTGTCTTCCTATAAACCACGTCGCGCCCGATCTTGCCGACTTCAGAGTATCCCATGTTTCGAAGGAATGCGCTACAGTCTCCGGGTCTGACACCATAGGTCTCGCCCAGACCTTTTTCTTCGATGACCACCACTGGTGAATGTTCCTTGAGGGTCTGTTCGGCGCCCTTCAATGCAAAATACTCGAACCCCTCGATGTCCAGCCAGATCGCATCGGGGATCAGGTCGAGGCTGTCGATGGTCAGCACCGGCACGTCCTGCTTTTGCAGGTCCAGCCGGTGGGCGCCGCAGTTCCCTGCGGCCACCACCTGGGTTCCACACCGGCTTTCCTTCTCTCCAAGCGCCGCGAACCTCGCCTGGATATGACCGTCCAGGTTCATCATCATGCAGCGGAAGTTCTCTTTGTCGGGCTCGAAGGTAACGACATGGTCGAACAGCACGCCCAGGGCGTTTGGATAGACCCCGACGTTTCCGCCGGCCTGGATCACGCACGTCCTGCCCGTCACTTCCTCGAGGAAGGCGGGCATGGCCGTCAGCACGTCCGACATGATCACCCGGTGAGCGGCGGTGTCTCCATCCGGCCAGTGGTAGCCCTGATAGATCATGCCGCCCGCTCCATCCTGAGTGATCGGCACATATCGGGGATCAGCCCCGAACCGTGGACGAACACCTGCACCCCAAGCGACTGGAGGTCCCCGAATGTCTCGCGGAACTCCTCGGCCTGCCGCGCCATCCAGCGGGAACAGCGGTATTCGCCCGTGCCCATCCGCACGAGGAGGGTGTCTTCCCCGTCGTTCAGCGGCTGGGCGTAGGCATGATGGGCGTCATCCGAATAGCAGCTGTCCATGCCGTAGACGTGGATCCGCCGATATCCGGAGAGTTGACAAAGCCACAGAGCCCTCAGAGCGACGGTGCAGCCGCCAGGCACGCCGACAATAGGCCTGGGGCCTTCCCACCAGGGCTCGAGGATTTGCCGGAGTTCCTCGTTGTCGCCCACCAGGTTGTGCCAGAGCACCACGTCCTTGTGCTGGAGGGCGTTGAACACGCCCGGATGGCATTGCGAGGCGATGAAGTACTTCACGTCCGGGCCGTCCTGGACGAACTCGACGTTCTCTTCTCTGGCGTCCAGCATGACGATCGCATCGGGCGTGATCTGATGCTGCTGGAGCGTGCGCCAAGCGTTGTTGAGCGCCACCAGCTTGCAGCCGTCGCGCTTGCGCTGGCGGATGGCGTCGATGTTCGCCAGCATGGAGGGCGCGCCGCCGACGATGCAGACCGATTTGGATTGCCGTCCGAACCCGCTGAACCAGGGAATGTCTCGAAGGACGTTGGCCCTGACGTTGTCCAGGGCGAAGTCCCGGGTCACGTTCATGCCGGTCATCTTCGGCAGCGACGTCAGGCCGCCGACTTTCCACGCGGTCGCAACCCAGCCTTCGGTGATCTCATGCGGCTTGGGCTTGCCGTTGAACAGGATGACCTTGGATTCGTTGGGCGGCCAGTCGACAGCGTGGGTCCTGTAGGGCACGCACCACCTGCGGGGCAGGACGTCCCAACCACCCACTTGGGTGATCCACTCCTGATCGCCACCGTTGATCTGGCCCTTGGGCAGGCACTCGGGGGGAACGACCGAGCCGGGTTGGTCCATCGAGGACGGGTCGAACCTGTCCCAGATATCCCGATGTTCCCCGTGGTCCCAGACCATCACCGAGGAATTGTAGCAGGGCCACAGGTGGTCCCTGACGATGCCCTTGGTCTCTGCGAGGTCTTCCAGCCGGCCCGTGACGACAATGTCCAGGTCCAGGTAGACGATCCGGTCGCCTTGGGACCACGGCATGTCGGGGGCGAACAGGCGCACCTTCTGCCACCAACCTGGAAGGGATGGATCGGGCTCGATCGGGTTGACGCCTTCGGGGGTCTCGTCACTGATGGACCAGTGCATCTGGTCCACCGCGGAGAGGTTGCGGGCGGCCATATCGTGCAGGATTTCGGCGTACTCGATGCCGTATTTGTCGCCGGTGCGGACGGAGACGACGTGGATCATGAACCCTCCAGAGGAACGGCGGGAGCCGAAGCCCCCGCCGCCTTGATCAGATCGCCGTCTGCATGGCCCAGAAGTATTGGCCAGTGGCGACACCGCCGGTGGTGTTGCAGGTGTAGCCTGCGGAGCCCGCATCCGACGATGAAGACCCGAGCGAGCGGATCTTGACCGTGGAAGCCGAGCCGAGGGCTTCGGACGCCTTGGCGTAGACGTGCTTCTTGCCATCCGAGCCCATGATGGCTGACAGCACCTTGAAGGCAGCGGTGGACGACTTGGAGTCCAGATCGACGCCCGCAAGGGGAGTGATAGTGAAGACAGTAGCGGCTGTGGAGGCCATGGTGCTTTACCTCAGGTCTGGAAGATCACGCCTTGAAGGAAGGCGTTTGAGAGGGTCATGTTGCCGGCCAACACGATGAACTCCACGCTGGCGTCCTGGTTCAGCGAATTGCGCTTGTCCAGGGGCACCATGTTGCGGTCCCTGTGAGGCCGGAAATGGAGGTACTGCGTGTTCAGGAAGTACATGTGGTTGGTCGGGCAGTTGCCGCCCTTGCCGCCGTCGAAGACGACATCGGCGCCCATGAACTTCAGGCTCGGATAACCCGCGGTGGCGTCGGAGTTGCCGTTAGTGATCCGCTGGATGGACTGCAACGACTTCCAGTAGAAGTTGTAGTAGTTGTTGTCCGCGAGGATCAGGTCCACCACGTCGTTCTGGCGGGCGGTTTGCAGGTACACCGAGTTCATGAACCCGGTGATGTTGGTGGCCGAAGCCGCCGAGCCGCCGTCCGAGGTGCATTGGAACTTGATGTTCCGCCAGAACGTCCAGTTCACGCGGCTGATGCCGCCGACAGTCCCGGTGGTGGGATCGTCCGCGACGAGCAGCTGCAGGCCGCCGATCTGCTTGCCCGAGGATCCCGTGCCGTCCGAATAGAGCCCTGCAGACAGGTTGTTCTGCATGGTCCGTTCGGCGTTGGTGATCCGCGAGGCGACCAAGTCGATGATCCGCTCTTCGCCGGTATTCTGGATCTCAGCTTCCAGGCCGGAGAAGGTGACGGCGACGGACGCCTGCTTCCAGTCGAACTCGGCCGCGGTGAAGACATCAGACGGGCTGATGTTCAGCACCTCGTAGCCGGAATACCACTGGAAGGTGACGTTCTCGGCGTAATCGAGTTCCTGGACGATGGTGCGGCCACCGTCCACGGGCTTCATCGTGCCGCGCTGCTTCATGCGCGATAGGATGGCGTTGTTCTTCGTCACGTTGTCCGCCAGCTTGCCGGTGCGGTTGCGCAAGGTGGTGGTGACGATCTCCGTAAGGTTCGGAGAGCTCATTGATCAGGTTCCCTAGGCTCTACCGTTGAGCTCGCGAAGGGCTTCGCGGACGTCATCGGTGATGGTTGCGTTGGGATTGCCGGCGTGCCCGTTGGCTCTGCCGCCGGGCGTCGGCGATCCGGTGACCGAACCAGATGCGTTCAGGGCCTTGCGGGCGTGCTCGGAGGCCTGTGAAGACCTCTGGGCGGCGTCGGATTGGGCCTTCTGGACGAGCGGCCACACCTCGGGATTCAGCCTTACGGCCTTGTCGTAAGCGTCCTGCATGTTGTCGGCTAACTTGCTTTCGAGAAGCTGGACCATCTGGGGTCGGACGTTCTCGAAATACATGTTCTCCGGCTTGCTGCGGAATGCTTCCATCTCCTGGCGAGCCTCGGCCAGTCGCGCCTGCTCCTGAGCCTGTGTCTGCTCGGCGAGCTGTCGCTCCAGGTTCGAGATTTGCTCGCTGAACTGCGCAAGTTGGGGGTTGTACTCGGGCGCCTGTTGCGCCTGCATGAGCCCCATCTGCGCGGGATCGACACCGTACATCTGCGCGATCTGAGCCAGCCCGGCGCGGGGGTCTCGGGTCAGCATCTGGTCGGCCGCGATGAGCCGGTTCAGATAGGTGACGTCGTCCGTACCCGCGAGCGCCAGGCGCTCCTTGATCGGCGTCAGCAGGCTGTCGAACCTGTTCAGCCGCTCAGCCTTCGGAGACCACTCGGTCTTGCCGTCCTGGAACGTCTTTTCGAGGCGGAGGAATTCCTCCTGGACCTCTTTGGGAAGCGTTCCGTAGATGGCCTTGACTGCGGCCTTCAGCGAGTGGGGCGGCTGGATCGTCTCTGGAAGAGGTTCCGCCGGCCCGGACTGATTGTCCACAGACTGGACGATGTCGGGCGATTTGGCAAGCGCCGCGTCCTTGGGCGCGAACCGGCCCTTCTCATCCCGCTCGGGACCTTCCCCGGCGGGGATGGATGCGGTAGCTTCGACCTTGGACGATTGGGAAGCCGGCGCCGGGGTCGGCGGCGCTTCGGGGGCTGGCGCCGCCGCTTCCTTCAACTGGCTCAGCGCCGCACGGACGTCTTCAGACGGGTTGTCGATTACGGTTTCGTCACTCATGAGCGGCGGCTCCTCATTTGGTCCAAGGTGTCTTTGACGTCCTGCCGGGTGATCACCGGCTGGAACTCGCGGGGCTTGAGCATGGATTGGTCGTTGCCGACGATCTCGCAGCCGGCGCGTCGGACGGCCTTCTCGAACGCCCGCTTCGAGTCGTAGTGCTGCCCGTCCGCGTGGTTCTGGACGTAATCCATGTTGTCGCTGATGACGTACGGACCGGAATGCTCCGGCGGCGGAGCAAGGTGCTTTTCCACCAGTTCGCCATTGCGCATCACGTAGGTGCAGCGGCTCATTGATAGGGTCCCTTGACGATGGTGACGCCCGCCGGAGCGCAGGGCTTGCCGTCCAGGCTGAAGGCCTCGCACTGGTTGCCGTGCATGGTCAGCTTCGCGACGTTGCCGATGCGGATCTGGGAGTTGGCGTAGACGTTGCTCAGGCCCCCCGGAGGCAGGCTGGAGACCTTGTTGTCGCTGAGGTTCAGTTCCAGCAGTCCGGAGACGGCGATGGAGTCGGTGGCGAGGCCCACCATCACGTTGCCCAGGATCGCCACCTTGTCCGGATAGAGGTCCGGATCGGTGATGCGCATCATGATCCCGTCCATGCCGGTCCCGGAACCACGTCTCATCCTGTTGCGGGTGATCCTGATCCCGACGGCCCGTTTCGTGGTGTTGGTCGCCCAGACCTGGACGCAATCGGCGTGATCCTGGGGACCGCCCTTCCACGTCGGTCCGACGCGGTAGAAGTCCCAGAACTCGTTGGCGTCGATCAGCAGGTCGCTCGAGCCCCCGCCCCTGACCCCGTCCACGCGGATGTCGTGGAACTTGTTGGACTGCACCTTCAGCCCATCGGTGGTGTCGTGCTGGAGGCCGTAGAACAGGTGGTGGAACTCGCAGCCGCGGACGATGTTACCCGAGCCACCCTGGATGGTCAGGCCCACCGGCCATGCGGTGGA